ATGAAAAAATTAAAGATGAACTACAGAAATGATAAAACTTTTAAGGAAGGATTTGAGGAATATATCTTAAACTGTAGATCTAGAAATTTACGTGAGGGAACTATTAAACATTATATTGAATCATATAAGCAGATAATCAAATATTTTGATGAAAGTATATTATTATCTGATATAAACAAGAAAACATTTGAAGAATTTATTATAAAAATCGAAAAAAATAAAGATGTAAGTTCACAAACGTTGTATACTTATTGTAGAGATCTTAAGACAATAATTAATTTTTTTATAAATCAAGAGTATACTGCTGCATTTAAGATAGTGTTACCTAAAGTTGATAAACATCCTATAGAAACATATTCTGATGAAGAATTAGATAAATTGCTTAAAAAACCAAATTTAAAAAAATGTGATTTTTGTGAATATAGAAATTATGTTATAACAGCTTTTTTCTTATCTACTGGAATAAGATTAACTAGTCTTATAAATATTAAAATAAAAGATTTGAAGCTTAATGAAGAATGTGTGGATATAATGCATACGAAGAATAGAAAAGCTCTCACAATTCCTTTAAATAACCAAATAATAAAAATTATAAAAGAATATTTGAATTATAGGCAATATTCAAATACTGAAGATTATTTGTTTTGTAATATCTATGGTAAACAACTAACTAAATCAGCACTCACACAAGCTTTAGGTGGTTACAATAAGAGTAAAGGAATAAAACATACAGGCATACATAGATTACGTCATACATTCGCTAAGAAGTGGATTTTGGCAGGTAATAGTGTTGTGAGTTTAAGAAAGATATTAGGACATAGTAGTTTAGAAATGACTCAAAATTATATAAATATATTGGTTTCAGATTTGAAAAAAGATGTAGATAATTATAACATTCTACAGGAATTTAATAATACTTTTATTAAAATAAATAATAAAAAGAAATAATCTTACATAATTAAATATGCAAGATTACTTCTTTATTATTTTATAATTATTTACAAGTTCATGTATTTTGAATAAAAATTCCTTGGTGTATTTATCTAATAAATTGAAATTATGTTTTTCTTCAGTTCGTCCCAATAAATAATCCAAGCTTACATTAAATACATCTGCTATCTTGACTAGAACGCTTAAACTAGGTTCAACACCACCATTTTCATATCCATTTATGCTTGATCTAGATACATTTATATATTCCGCAAGTTGGTCCTGTGTAATGCCTTGGTCTTTTCTTAGTAATTTAATTCTTTCACCTAACAATGCTATATGCTCCTTATATTCTTTTAATTATAATTATACAGGAGCATATTGTTAGACAATGGCTATTAAATAATCATTTTGATGTAAAAAAGGTGATATTATAATCAAATTGAGTATGGTTTGATAAATTAATTGTTTTAAAGCAAATCTGTTTTTTTAAAATATCCACAATCAATATCTGCAAAAAATATAAATAATTGTACAGGGCAACATTTCAATTCTTTACTTAATTCTTTTATCATATACAAATTAGGTTCATAGCCTTTTACTTTTCTTTCTAGTCTACTGACGTAACTTTTGCTTTTTCGTATTCTTTTTCCTAATTGTGATTGATTTAGACCTCTTATTCTTCTTTTGTGTTTAAGTATAGTTAACACCTCACTTTTTTTAGTGTCTTATTGTGGGGAAATGTTGTAATATATACAACCCTTTTGGGTGTATAATAATTTTAAAGCAAAACAGACAAGCTTTGCAATGTAAAAAAATACAAGTAGTTAAGGAGACACTAATGATGAATGCTGCAGAAGAATATTTATTATATATTTTAAGTAAAAAAAATGGACAACTATAAAAGCTACTTTTTCTATTTTGATTATATATTGCTAAAAATAACATAAATATGCTATAATATACATAATCTTTCAAAATAGGTAAGGTAATTTTATTATAAAAGTTGATGTTAATCCATATTTTTAAGAGACGCAAATTTATTATACATAGAGATTTAATAGACCAATAGATCAATATAATACTATTAACATCTTTATTATAAAATACTTATTGAATTTGAAAGGGGACATATCAATGATCAAGTATAAAGAAAAAGAAAATCAGCTTAATGAAGCTGAGGAATATTATCTAGAGATAATGAAAATACTTGAAGAACATAATAAAAAGAAAGCACAACATACAAATTAATGTTGTGCTTCTTTTAATTTATTGCTTATTTCTTTATCTAACATAGTATGTAATATTATTTTTATTTTCTCATCATATGTACCATCTTGTTTTATATCTCCGCTTTTTATAAATGTATCTATTAAAGTATTTAGAGAAGCCAAGCCTTTATATTCATTTTCACCAAAAAGCCACCAATGAACACTCTTTCCACTCATTTCTGACAAGGCTTGAACCAATGTATTACTTGGAGGAATCTTTCCTGTAGCTACATTACTAACATATCCTTTAGTTACATTAGCCTTATCTGCTATATCAATTTGTTTTATTCCATTTTCTTTCATCCATATTTTTAAACGATTATTAAAATCCATTACATTCACCTCACTTTTTATTATACATATTTATTGACTATAGTCAATAAAAGTAAACAAAAGTAAACAATAAATATATAGAGTATATAAAAGTATATAAAAGTTTAATTACGAAAAATGAAGTAAAATAGTATAAAGTATTGTAAAATAAAGTAATGGGAACATAGTTTCGCTAGATTAATGTATATAAAAGTATATGAAAGTTTATAAAAGTAAAATATGAGTTTATAATAAAAACATACCAAGTGAGGGGAGGTAAGACAAATGCCTATAAACATAAACAAAGTTAAAGAAATAATGTTAGAAAAAGGCATAGCACCAAGTAAATTAGCTGAAAAAATGGAAGTTTCAAAAAGTAGAGTTTCGCAGATATTAAGTGACGAATCATCAAGTTCAAGAATAAAAACCATTCATTCTTTAGCAAATGCACTTGATGTAAAACCTACAGATATTCTAAAGGAGGAATAAGCATATGAATGAATCAGAAGAATACTTATTGGAAATTCTATATAAAAGTATACAAAAGTATACAAAAAGTTAACATAATTAAATATTGGTCAAGCCTAGTAAAAACCACACACCGCTAGGGCTAACATGGTGAGGAATTGGAAAGATAAAAAGCAATTATTTTAAGGAGGACAAAGTTATGAAGAATACTGGAATAGTAAGAAAAGTAGATGACTTAGGAAGAATTGTAATACCAAAAGAGTTAAGAAAGACTCTAAACATTAATGAAGGTGATGCATTAGAAATATTCACTGAAAGCAAGGACATAATCTTAAGAAAGTATCAATCAGGCTGTCATTGCTGTGGAGAAATGAAAAACTTAACAACTATATTAGGCTTAGATATATGCCCTAAATGTTTGCAAGAATTTAATAAAGCTGCAGAAGAAGTAAACAAAGTAAGAAAGGCTGAATAATTATGAAACCTACAGGAACTAAGTTTAAAACTAAGGACGGAAAAGAATGGGAAGTTGTGAATACTAATTTGGGTTTGTTTTTAACTTGCGTTCATAGAGGTAAAACTCTAGAATTTAGAGATTTTGATTACGAAGAATTGGAAGGGGTTGAGTTTTATTGAAAAAATTCAATATTAAAGGTGAAGAATACAGAGTTATAAAAGATTACAAAGATTTTTATTTCTGCGTTAGTGAATTTGGCTTTAACTTTAAGAGGATACCTAAATTGGTAAGGGTTAAATAGGTGGCAGTATGAAGCATGGTAAAAAATTAACTGTGGAAATGAAAAAGTTTCTAAGATCTAAAGGGTATGAAGTTGGGTGCTATTTATTTGTAAAAAATACTTCTGATGTTTTAGTTATTTTGAATAAGGAAACTGGACAAACCGAAGAAGTTAGGAGGTAGTATGGGGAGCATTGCAGCAATAGTACAAATAGCATCCAATAGAGCAAAGGCTAAAGAGATCGCCTGTAGAGTTCAAATGAAAAGAGAACTTAATCAAGATTCAAGAGCATTTGGAGATATTCTAAATGAAGAAATAGACAAACTTTATAAAGAAAAAGCTATCAAGGATGACCGCCAAGAAATCCTAGATAGCAAAGAAAATCAATCAAGAATATTATAGCACATACTGGAGGTATGTAAATGTCAATAAGTCTTAAACAATTAAATCAAAAAGCAGCAGCAGTAAGTTGTATTGTTAAAGATATTACTGTCGCTAGAGTTCCTAAAGTGGAAGATTTAGAGGACTTAGAAAGAAACTTTGAACAACTTTATAGCATGATTTTAGATGTTGGTGAAACATTAGATGCAGTTTTATCTGATATAGAAAAGTAGGTGTTTGTATGAACATTCTAAAGGAAACGCATAGCAGACTTGAATATCAATGCTTAAAGTTAAAAGATTTACAAGAGTGCTTAGAACAACCAGTCACTAATGATTGTGCAAAATATTTAAAAGGTAAAATTTATAGCACTAGTAAGAGTATTGAGTATTATCAAGGATTAATTAATATTTTAGAAAAAGTTAAGGAGAGTGAAAATTAATGGGATTACCAGTATTAATTATGGGGGAAAGTGGAGCAGGAAAAAGTGCAAGCTTAAGAGAGTTTGAAATTGATCAAGTAGGAATATTTAATATAGCAGGCAAACCACTACCTTTTAGAAAGAAACTTAATAGATATAATAATGTAAATTATGACCGCATTTTAAAGAGTCTTAAGACACCTAAATTAAAGTGTTATGTAATAGACGATAGTCAATACCTAATGGCATTTGAAATGTTTGATAGAGCCAAGGAAACAGGCTATAACAAGTTTACTGATATGGCATTGAATTTTAGAAATTTAATACAGTTTATCATTACAGGCACACCTGATGATGTGATTGTATATTTTCTTCATCATATTGAGACAACGCCAGAAGGTAAGATTAAAGCCAAGACAGTAGGAAAAATGTTAGATGAAAAACTGACTCTAGAGGGTTTATTTAGTATAGTTCTACTTTGCAAAACAGATGGCGAAAGACATTATTTTGAGACTCAATCAGATGGCTATACAACCTGTAAGAGTCCAATGGAAATGTTTGAGAAGGAAATAGATAATGACTTAAAAATGGTTGATAAGACCATAAGAGAATATTATGAATTTGAAAGTGAGGATAAATAGTTATGATTAAACCACAAGATTTCGATAATGTACAAGCTTTTGAAGGGTATGAAAAATTTGAGCCAGGCGGACATGTTTGCAAAATTATACAGGTAAGTGAAACTGAAAGTTCAAATGGACATAGACCAATGATAGTTGTATTACTTGATGCTGATACAACAGATAAACAAGCAGGATATTGGAAGAGAAGATTTGACAGTGACCAAAGACAAAATAAAAAATACCCAAACAATGCAACAGTTAGACAACTTGTATATGATGCAGACAATAACACAAATAGAGGTTTCAAGACGTTTATAGAAATGGTAGAGAAAAGTAATCCAGGATTCCAAGTACAATGGGGCAATAACTTTGCAGCTTGCTTCAAAAATAAGTTAGTTGGTGGAGTATTTGGAGAAGAAGAATACTTGGATAAGAATACAGGAATAAGTAAATTTGCAGTTAAATTTCAAAATTTCAAGACAGTTGAAGAAATAAGAAAAGGTGTTGAAGTTCCTAAAAAGAAATTGCTTAACCCTGGTAGCAATAGTAATAACTCATTTAATTATGACACAGAAATTACACCAGTAGATGATGGGGACATGCCATTCTAGCCTATAGGAGGTAATAAAGATGATTTTATTAAGAAAGCTTAGGCAAGAAAAAGGATTATCGATTGAAAAATTAGCTAAAGAAATTGATATTAAAGAATCTACAATACGTAATATTGAAAATAAGATATATAAAGCTTCAAATGAGAATTCGAAGAAATTTGCAAAATATTTTAATGTTAGTGATCCAAAAAAATTAACTGAAAATGTTGATGAATTAATTAAAGAGAAAAGATGTCTTAATCAAAGATGTCCACTTAATAAAGAGTGTTATTGCCAATCTGACCAAGTAATAGCAGGCGAATATTGCAAAAGCCAAAAATTAATTACCGATAAGTCTAAAAAAGTTAGCTTTAATAATACACAAGCTTTATTTGTAGAATAGGTAAGAAACTATAGATATTATGTGTTAATAAAGGAGAAAAAATGTATATTCAAGATATAGATTTGAAACTTAAAGATTGGGCCTTTAGCCAAAGAAAAGGACTACCTTATGAATTGAAGTTGCTACTAACAAAAAAGAGAATTGAAGATTGGTACAGCTATTGGCAATGTGATGTATATGTAAGTTTCTCAGGTGGTTTAGATAGTACAGTTCTTTTACATTTAGTAAGAGAACATTTATACAATGATATACCTGCTGTATTTGTTGATACTGGACTTGAATATCCAGAGCTAAGGGCATTTGTTAATACCTTTGATGATGTAACAATATTAAAGCCTCAAAAGTCATTTAGGCAGGTTATAAAAGAATATGGATATCCAATAGTAAGCAAAGAAACAGCAGCTAAAATAAGAAAATTAAGACATGGAAATTTATCAGATAAGTATAGAAATTACTTAATGAATGGTGATGAAAGAGGATCATTAGGAAAGTTAGCAGATAAGTGGAAGATTCTTTTAAATGCTCCTTTTGATACAAGTGAAAAATGTTGTGATGTTATGAAAAAGAAACCTTTCAAAGAATACCATAAAAAGACCAATAGATATCCTTACATTGGAATTACTCAAGATGAAGGATTCCAAAGACAAAGACAATATGAAAAGACTGGCTGCAATGTTTATGAAGCAAATGCTCCTAAAAGTCAACCAATGGGATTTTGGACTAAACAAGATGTATTGAGATATGCATTTGAAAATAACCTTAAAATATGTAGCGTTTATGGGGAAATAGTTTGTGAAAGTGGGATTTATAGAACTACAGGAGTAGAAAGAACTGGTTGTATATTTTGTGCATTTGGATGTCATTTAGAGAGATGTCCTAATAGATTTCAAAAAATGCAAACAACACACCCACAGCTCTACCAATATTGCATGAAGGATTGGGAACAAGGTGGATTAGGATTGGCAAAAGTTTTAGATTATATAAATGTTCCATATATGAATAATGTCAAGGTGTTAAAAGAACCAGGGCAAGGAGCATATCAGCAATTTAAAATGACAATTTAATGAGTAATTTGAGCATTTAACAACATTGTTATTTGCTCTTATTATCAAATGATTTCAAGTGAGAAGGTGATTAAATGGAGGAAGTGTGGAAGGATATAAAAGGCTATGAAGGACTTTATAAGGTTAGTAATTTAGGTAGAGTTAAAAATATAAAAAGAAACAAATTACTAAAATTGCAATTACAAAAAGATGGATATTTAAGAGTTGGTTTATATGATAAAAATGTAAATTATAGCACTAAGAAGGTTCACAGACTTGTAGCGGAAGTATTTATATCTAACCCTAATAATTATAAATGCGTAAACCATAAAGATGAAAACAAGTCTAATAACAATGCTGATAACTTAGAATGGTGCACTCATCATTATAACAATTCATATGGGAGTAGAGGAAAAAGAATAAGTAAAACAATGCTTAAGAAATATAAAGGTAACCCGCTATCACATAGACATAGACCAGTTATTTGCATTACTACAGGAGAAAAATTTACTACTACAAAAGCAGCAGGAGAAAGATATGGTTTAATTCCAAGCTATATAACTGCCATGTGCAAAGGGCAATTAAAACAAGCTAATGGATATAAATTTAAATATCTAGAGGAGGCACAAAATGAGATATCGTTTCACGGATAAAGAGATAGATAGAATACAAAAAAATTTAACAATATTAACAGATACAAGGGAACAATCCAATAGTCATATTATTAGATTTTTAGATAGTAAAAAAATTAATCATAAGTCTATGAAGCTTGATTATGGTGATTATTCGATTATGTTGCCAGCTAATAGTTTTAAAGGACAACAAAGAGATATATATTTCACTAATGACATTGTTATAGAAAGAAAATTTTGCATTGATGAAATTGCTATGAATTTTAAAGACAAAAAAACAAACATCAATGAAGTTAATAAAGAAATAGTTGAATTACTTGGAAAAGAATATTTAGCAAAGGTTTTAAAATCTGATTACAACAGATTTAAGCAAGAATTGACTGGTATAAATAAAAATGGAATTGAGTTCTTTATATTCATTGAAGATAAGAATTTTGATGAAAATATAAGACAAGCCAATTATAGGAGTCAATATGATCCTCAATCATTATATGGAAGAATTAAATCTTTAGAAAGAGAATTTAGAACAATTATACGACCTATAGGCAAAGAATGTATGGGAAGTGAAATATTCAATACTCTTAAGTATGGTGTTAGAAATAAATTTGTTCATGAGGGTTATATAGACGAATTTACATGGGATGTAGTTAATGATTATGAAAGTGGAGGAATTAGTTAATGAGTAAAAAGTTAAATATAATCGAGGCTATGAAAATGCCTATAGGAACAGAATTTGAGGTTATTTTTAATGGTGAAAAGATATCTAATAATACAATGATAATTTCATTAGCTTTGACAAGGACTAAAGAATATAAAATTATAGACTGGAAATTCCATCCTAAAGATACTGTTATGAAGCCATATGACTTTTTAATTAATGGAGTATTCATCCCAATTCAACAGCCAGTAAGCTTTATGGAAGTAGTTAAGACTAAAAGAAAAGTTAAAGTTGAATGTGAAGGATATTTCAAAGTTCGTGAATATAGATGTTTGCATGAAATATTGCAAAAGATAATTGATAATAATTTCGGAGAAGAAGATAAAGCACTTAATAATTTCATTACTAAAGGCAAATGGTATATAGAAGAGAGTGGGGCTGATTCTAATGACCAGTAAAGAAGAAAAAGAGATACTTCAAAAGGCAATCAATACATTTGGAGCCAATCAGCAGATTATAAAAGCTATGGAAGAGTTAGGCGAATTAAGCACAGCATTAGCAAGATATTTTGATAAGAATAAAATTGATTGCAATAACATTTATGAAGAGATAGCAGATGTTGAAATAATGTGCAGTCAGCTTAGACTAATATTTGATAACTATGTAATAGATCATTACAAGGAAATGAAATTAAATAGGCTCAAAGGAGTTGTTTGGTAGTGAAAGATTATCTTAATAATTCAGAAACAAAAGAAATGATAATACTTAGCCAAGCAAGAAATCTAATCAAACACTTTGTTGATGGTGATGTAATGACGAAAGAGGAAAAAACTAGTCTTAAAAAGGCTAGTACCTTTATTAAAAAGAGTTTAATTAGTTTAAATCAACGTTTAGGAGAACAGCAAGCTAAAAAATTTGTTAGATTAAACAAAAACTCAAGGGTTGTAGTAATTACCAATAGTGAATTAGAGGTATTACAAAAGCGTAAAAGTGCTGAGCTTGATGCAGCCTTTGAAGATAGTAAAGAGTATTTTGATCTAGTGGAAATAACAATGGATATGAATTGCAAGAATTGTACTAAGTGCTTTAAAGATTGTGATTTGTACAAGCACTTTGATGAACAGGAAGTAATACCTTTTGACGAGGGAACGGATTTAAAAAACTGTAAATTTGCCTATATAGGTGATGATATTGCAAAGAAGTGTGAATGAAATAATAGACCAAGCTATTAAAAATACGCTCTTAAGACTAAGAAATAATAAACCTATAGAGATTGAAATAAAAAGGACAGGCAATAAAAAAGCACTACACCAAAAAGGTAAAAATAAAATCAAGAAATTTAGTATATAGAAAGGAATGAAAAGCTATGGAAAAGTTTAAAGAATTAGTTGAATTAGCAGCTAACAAAAACGTAAGAGCAGAAATATTAATTCGTAATGATAGAGATAGAGGTTGGTTCGTACATTTGTTATTCCCAATAGATAGTTTTAATGGAGAACATGAATTTAAAAGTCTTTTTAAAGAGTATTCACATGACCTAGATGCTTTATTAAATAGGTTGGAATTGTTTATTCACAATACTCAATTTTAAGGTGAAATCATGGAAAGTTTAAATGATTCAAAGAAAAAATATAATGCCTTACTAGATAGAAATAGTAAGGCAGAAGCCTACTTAAATACTCATAGTTGGTTAGAATATGAAACTCCATTAAAAAATAAGGATGGCACATACATGACTAAAGATGATGGAAATGGTAATCCAATGTATATTAGTGCTCATACTATGTTTGATGATTTAGTAGTTGATTTAAGTCAAACTAAGAAACAGATTGAAACTTTACTCTATAGAAATATGACAGAATATGAAATTTGGAACGGATTTAAAGTATAAAAGGAGGTGCAAGAGTTGAAAGAAATACAAGACATTGATTTAAGGACATTGATAGAGCAGGAAACAGGACAAAGATTTAATAAGGATAATAAGATAAATTCTCCATTTACAAACGAAAAAACACCTTCATTTGCAATATATTTTGATAGTAACGCTAATAAGTGGAAATTTAAAGATTTCTCCAATAGTGGTAAGAATGGTGATGCACTTGATTTCATAATGGAATATAAAAATTTTAACTATAAAGAAGCTAGGCAATATCTTGGTTTAGAAGTGGAAAAGACAGAAGCTGAAATCTTTGAAGACCAAATTAAAAAGCATATTGATATTCAGCTACAGGATTTTAAGAGAGGTTATAAATTATTAGGATTATTTACTTTTGTAGATGAAAATAACAAACCTATATATTGCAAGGCTAAATTTCTTAAGCCAGATGGCAAGAAAGAAACTCCTTACTATTCAGTTCGCAATGGACAAGTAATTGATAAAAGGGGACATGATGAAGTTCCTTATAATTATTACAACCTACTTAAAGGCATAGCCGAGAATAAGACTATAGTCTTCTTGGAAGGGGAAAAAGATGTTAATACGATAAATAATACTCTTAGCAAGAAAAACTTTGTAGCAACTTCAATAAAAGGCTTTAAGGACTATGACAAAATTAAATCTGAATTTATGAAGATTGCAGCAATTGGTGATACAGGAGCAGCAGGACAAAAGTACATTGATAATATTAAATTCAACTTTCTAAAGGGTGCCAGTAGCTTCAAAATAGTTAATCTTCCAGGTATAAAGTCTTTAGGTGACAACAAGGATGTTACAGACTGGCTAGAGGCTGGACATACTAAATACGATTTATTAAATGCTTTTAAAAGAAGCTTAGATTTAAAGAATAAATTTGAATTGCAACAAGATGGTCAAGGAGTTTACCAGCTAAAGAAAAGTAAAGATGAAGAAGACAACTTTATAAGAAATTATTTGACAGACTTTAATATACTTGAAGCTAGTAAAATAGATAAATTAGACGAAGGTATACAATGTATAAAACTTAAAATTAAAAGTTGTGTAGATGGTAAAACAATGGAGAAAGAAGGACTTTCTAAGATATTTGATGATGTAAGAGCCTTTAGAAATTACTTAGGTATGGATTTTAGTTTTACTGGTAAGAGCATAAATGATTTAGTTGAGTTAAAGAGATGGATTAATAAGTATTTTGCAATAGATAATGAAGAAATTCATATTGGATCTAAAATATTGCCTATAGATGATACAGATAAGTTTAAATTAATCACATCTAAAGGCACAATATATCAAGATAAAGTTGACAATAGTACAGTATGCGAAAAAAGTAATATTTACATTGCAGATACAAAGCCTATAGAGAAGCAAGAGCTCCAGGAGTTAATGCAACATTTGTTCAGATTTATAAATTACAATCAAGCAATTTCAATAATAGGAAGTGCACTGAGCTTCTTAGAAATAAGTCAAAATATAGCTTTAGATTCCCAGTTACATCATTTATTCATAATTGGAGAAAGCCAAACAGGTAAAACTACAATACTAGAAAAAGTAGTCATGCCACTTCTTAATTATCCTAAATGTGACAAAAAAACAATGTCTTCCACAGCCCATTCAATCAAAGAAGAGTTAGCCATGGGAAATTATCCAATCGTATATGAAGAATTTAAACCGAGTAAAATGACAGATTATAAAAAAGATGAATTAAGTAATATTTTTAGAAGTGCATATGATAGGGATGCAATATCTAGAGGCGATAAAGGTTTTGGAGTTAAAGATGTAAAGTTAACAAGGCCTATGATAATAGCAGGTGAGGAAACAATACCAAACAATGAAAAAGCTATTATTACTAGAAGCTGCATAGTGTACATGGGTAGAAATGAAAGAACACCAGAAACTAGCCAGTCTGTATTTTGGTTACAGGATCACAAAGAATACTTAGAGAAGTTAGGCAAAAGCATTGTATTAGAAGTATTAAACTTGCCTGTAGATGAATATAAAAACTTACGTATTAGCTTAAGAGATAAATTCACTATAAAGGATAGACCACTTAATACAGCTATCAATATTGCATGTGGAATTGAATTATTAAATAAGGTATTAATTAAGCATGGTTTACAGCCTTTAGAAGACTATTATGGTGCCATTGAACAAAATATATTTGATGAAGTTTTAAATGGCCGTGATGACACAGAAAACACTATTGAGCAAATGATAATTTTATTTAATGACATTCTACAGGATAGTAATTATATAGCTGCATATAAAGCAGTAAAAACCGAAAGAGGTAAAACATATATAAGATCACAAATGCTAGTTGATACATTGTTTAAATATCAAAGAGATTACCAAAGTATAGACATTAATATGGTTAAGATTAAAGATTTTAAAAAACAAGCTAAGAAAAGCGGTTATATTATTAAATCTAATGCTAAGCAATTTAGAGATAATAATCCAAATTCAATTAGTTATGGTACTAATGCCTGGTATGACGAGTATGACACTAATAAATTAGTTGATTTAAAGGTAGGGGAAATTGTCGATTGCGAACTAATGGAAGAAGCAGTTAGCATGGCAGAGAAGAATATATTTGGTGTTGCTAAGTAATGCGGAATGTGTTTATTTTGCGTATTAGCAAAGGTAACTTCATGAATATCTAATGCATAACATTATTTTTAATTTATTAGTGTTTCACATACTTAAATTAATATATAAAAATTACTCAAATCGAGGTGATGTCAATGTTTGAATTAAATAGGCTGTACAATATGGATTGCATGGAAGGTATGAAGCAAATACCAGATAAATATTTTGATTTAGCTATAGTAGATCCTCCATATTTTAAAGGACCGAATAAAAGACAGTATTATGGCAGGCGTGTAAATAAATTAAAGATTAAGAGAAAAGATTATAGTGAAATTAAAAGATGGGATGTACCAAACGAACAGTACTTTAAAGAGCTATTAAGAGTATCAAAAAATCAAATTATATGGGGTATAAATTACTATGATTTCTATTTAGGTCCTGGAAGAATAATATGGGATAAAGTAAATGGAAAGAGTTCATATAGTGATTGTGAGATAGCTTACTGCAGTACCCATGATTCTACTAAACTATTTAGATATATGTGGAATGGTATGAATCAAGGTAAATCAATAAGTGAAGGTCACATAATGCTAGGCGATAAAAGTAAAAATGAGAAAAGAATTCATCCAACCCAAAAGCCTATTAATCTTTATAAATGGTTGCTAATGAACTATGCAAAACAAGGAGATAAAATTTTAGATACTCATGTTGGTAGTGCATCAAGTTTGGTTGCGTGTCATGAAATGGAATTTGATTTCCTAGGATTTGAACTAGATAAAAATATGTATGAGCTGGCCAGTAATAGATTAGAAGAAGTGATGAATCAAATAAGTATGTTTAATATTATATAG